CCGGGATCAAGCCATCCTGAGCGCAAGCCATGACGGATTCAAACAGTGACTTCCTGTCACACGCCAGAAGATCAGGACTGCGCTGTAAAGCGGTTAGCGTGACCCGCTGGAACTTTTCGATAGTGACGTGATCGGGCAATACCTTGCCGAACTCACTGCCCATCGTCATCAACTGGGAACGGACTTCAGCGATTGCATTGCTCATACTGAGACCTCCAATAATCGTGATACAAGGTTTCATACAGATCAACGATGCTACTCAGTCCACCTAGCGCACCGGCTAATTCCACGTTCGTTGCCGGGGGCAGGATGTGTGAATCAACGATGGCCTTGATGGTGACAAGATAGTCACGCCCTGCATCGACTACGGCGTTTGGCTGAGGTTCGTATTGAACGGGTTCGTATTGGATAGTCATACAGCCTCCTTATAAATCCACTGCGGCAACGCCAGAACTTGAGGCGCGGAATCAATGGAAGGCCAATGGCCCGATTCGACGCATTCAGCGTAACGATTTAGATCACGCCGATACAGCTTCCTGCCGTAGTCCATCGCTTCGTCATCCAGAACATATATGGCCGATGCGTGGGGCATTTCTTCCTCGACGCACAGGAATCCAAAGGCATCCAGCTTTTCGCCGGTTTCCCATTCCCAAACATCGCTATAGAAAGCCGCTTGCACCATGTAGCGATAATTGGCTACGGACTTGGCAAATGCTTCAGGACGAACATCCTGAGTCTTTTTAAGGTCAAGAGCCTTACCCGGAGTCATCAAGTCAAACCGGCACTTTACTGTGACGCCCGTTTCTGGGTCTTGGGCAAATACCGACAATTCCTTACGGGCTTCGGAATGTGCGATCAAGGCTTGAGCGTGGGGGTTGCCCAAAATAGATTCAGCCATGCCCTGAACTTTGTCCGCTTCAGTGCCAGTGAGGACACGTTCGGACGAATGGATTTTGCAAGCATCCTTGTAAGCCGATGAGCGCCGGTCGGTGATGTTCTTCAATAGAACGTATTCAGACGCAAACCGTTCAGGCTCCAAAATCGCCGTATGAATCGCCGTACCCATTTCCATAGATCGGGTCGCTTCAGACGGTGGCTTGAACTTGTAATGAGCCGGGGATCGAGCAATCAAGGATAGCCCCGAATTGCTGATGCCTTCAGCCGCGTGATAAGCGGCGTTTTCCATGTCTTCGATAATCATTATCTACTCCTGATGGTTGGTGGACAGTTTTATGGACTGGCCTCGCTGGCCAGTGGTTGAAATCGTAAACGGCACAGTTTACACTGTCAACTGAAAATTTACGGAGTTACAGAAAATGATGACATTGGACGAAATACGAATCGCACTGACCGACCGCAACCTGACCGAAGTCGGCAAGCGTCTGGGCATGTCGAAGCAATACCTCTATCGGATTCGGAAGGGTGAGATCAAGAATCCGGGATATGAGAATTTGAGGAAGTTGATGGAGTATTTGGGGGGCAAATGAAACTACGCGACTACCAATCCGATCTTATCGCCGCAGCCCGTCAGTCTTTACGAGATCACCAATCCGTCCTGATGGTGGCCCCCACCGGAGCCGGGAAAACCGCGCTGACGGTTCACATGATGGCAACAGCGGCAAGTCGCGGCATCAGTTCCATATTTTGTGTTCACCGGGATACGTTACTGGCACAGACCAGTCGGGCATTGTGGGAACAGAAGGTTGAGCATGGCGTTATTGCGGCAGGGCGATCCATGACAAAACTGCCGGTACAGGTAGCATCAGTGCAAACATTGGTACGACGATTGAACCGTGTGGCCGAACCTGGGCTGATTGTCATTGATGAGGCGCATCGAGCGGCGGCTGAAACGTATCAGAAGATCATACGGGCTTATCCCAAGTCGCGTGTGGTTGGCCTGACTGCAACGCCACAGCGAACTGATGGCAAAGGGCTATCCGATATCTTTCAGGCAATGGTCGAAGGCCCTACGGTTGCCAGCTTGATCCGTGACGGATATCTGTGTCCGTATGTCATTTTCGGAGTCAGTAAACCCGTGGAAACGGCCAGTTTGAAGAAGCGCATGGGTGACTATGTGGCTGAAGAAATTGAAGCCATCATGGATAAACCCTCCATTACCGGGGACGCAGTGGCCCACTACAAACGTCACGCCAATGGCAAACGATGCGTGGTGTTTTGCGCTACGCTGAATCATGCCCGTCATGTGTGTGAAGCCTACAACCAAGCGGGTGTGACCGCTGAACATATTGACGGTAACACGTCATCCGCAGAACGTCAGGCGATCCTTGCGCGAGTGAAATCAGGAGAAACGCTCGTCTTGACCAATGTGGAATTGGTGATTGAAGGCGTAGACGTTCCCGCCATCGAAGCCGTTCAATGGCTCAGGCCCACAGCCTCCCTCATCATTTGGTGTCAGGGCAACGGGCGTGGATTTCGTCAGGCGCATGGCAAGGATCATCTGATTATTCTGGATCACGTCCAGAACTATGCCCGCCATGGCCTCCCCGACGATGAGCGTCAATGGTCGCTTGAAGGCGATCCGAATCGGGGAAAGCGAAAAAAAGCCGACCCGGATGAAATGAAAATTAAACAATGTGAGAAATGCTATGCCATCTTCAATCCCGGCCCAACCGAATGCCCGTCATGCGGCGAACCCATCCAAGGAAAGCCAAGAATCATTGAAGTCCATGAAGGACATCTTGAACAGTTGGATATTGAGTCCATCCGTCGAACACAACGAAAGGAGCAAGGAGGCGCAAGAACGCTTAGAGACTTGGTGGAACTCGGCAAACGCCGGGGATTGAAAGACCCTGCGGGATGGGCGGCGCACGTTTATGCCGCAAGGACCGGGGCGAAACCTGATTTTAGTGCGGCTAGGGGGTATTTGTGAACGAACACGACCTACAAAACCGCATCCTCCTAGCCCTTTCCGCATCAGGCGCAACTGTCTGGCGACAAAACACCGGCCTTGCGTGGGTCGGTGAACCCGTTCAACTGGCAAATGGCGATGTGCTTCTAAAGAATCCCCGCCGATTGCACGTTGGATTGTGCAAAGGCTCAAGCGATATCATCGGACTGCATCAAGGCCGATTCATTGCTTGCGAAGTCAAAGCCAAGGGCGGCAGGGTCACTCGCGAACAGGAAAACTTCATAGCGCAAGTCAATGCCAACGGGGGTTCTGCCGGGATTGCTTGGAGCGTTGACGATGCGTTGAGGTTGATAGGATAATAGGACTGTCGGCGTGGTACCCGATAGAAAGCCCTGAATTGAAGATGCGTCCCGGTCGTTTTGGATTGGGAGTACCACCGCGTCTTCACTTGAGGGCTTTTTTTTGCCCGGAGGTTTTATGGTCACTTACATTCCGGCTAATCCCGGTTTTTTTATTCTTGAAGCACATGATCCAGTGATTGCCTATTCAAAAATAGACATCATTGGATGGGAAATAAGAGAAAGATACGTCAATCCAATTACAGCTGACAATTTGTTTGGCGACCTTGCCTCTGTTCATCCAATTCTTCATGCAAGCGGAATTGTGACAATTTACATGGAAAGAGAGTGGGCATCAGAAGAAGAGTGGTGGAATTCCGTTAAAAAATCTTGATGTAAACTTCCCGATGCGGCTAGGGTAGCTCCCGAACGGCGCACACCATCTGCGTCTGCCGCATCTTTTTTTGATGGGCTTCTTCGGTGGTAAGAGCATGACTCTCGCAGAAATTGTCACTCGCTACATCAGCGAGTATGGACTGGCTATCGTTCCAATCCCTAGAGGCTCCAAAGGCCCCACAGGACAAGGATGGCAAAAACCTGGTGGCTACTTTACGGACCCGGATCAGGCCACAGAATACTTCACCAAAAACCCAAACCAAAACATCGGCGCGGTTCTCGGGCCATCCAATATCGTGTCGATCGACGTTGATGACGTTGACGCGACCAATCTAATTTTCTCTGAATTCGGCATCGACATATTCGCTCTTCGGGATGCTTGCCCATCCATGTGCGGTAACCCGGAACGATTCAGAATCTGGTTCAGAGCCCCAGAGGGTATCGAACTCTCGCGCCACAGCATTGCATGGCCGCTGAAGGAAATCGACCCGGAGAATCCTGATAAGAAAACCTTCACGGTTTTTGAACTCAGAGGCGGGGCGGTTCAGGACGTTATCGCGCCATCCATCCATCCTGACACCAAAAAGCCCTACAAGTGGATCACCAAGCTATCAGCAGGGCTCACCGAACTCCCTGATGACATTCTCAATTTCTGGCTGAATTGGGACATATTCAAAGCCAATGCCATGAGCATTTGTCCTTGGTCAGAAGATGCCCCAAAGCCTAAACCCACAGCATCGGCACCGCACGAAGGGAGCGATCTCATCGGGCGTTACAACTCAGAAAATGACATTCATTCGACGCTCACCCAATACGGATACAAGCGGATCGGCAAGCGATATTTATCGCCCAACTCAGGAACCAAGATTCCCGGCGTGGTGGTTTTCGATGACAACCGATGCTGGATTCACCATGCGAGCGATTCGCTTTGTAGTGATGAAACAGGAAGGCCCGTTTCGCCGTTTGATCTCTACTGCCATAACGATCATGGCGGTGATGCCAAGAAAGCGGTTAAGCAACTGGCTAAAGATTGGGGTCTGAAGCCGGAGCCGAGGAAGGCAGAGGCGAGGAAGTCGGAGGCGAGGATGGCAGAGCCTCAAAGGACAGAAAGCCAAACACTCCTGCCGCGTGACACCATTAACTATTTTGATCCCTTGATTGATATCACCGTCAAGGGAAAACCTCTTGCCTCCATCGAGAATCTCAGGGAAATCCTCAATCGAATCGGTGTCATTGTTCGATATGACATCATCAGAAAGCGCGAAGATTACCTGATCCCCGGCCAAGGATTCACAACCGACAACCGGGACAACGCGAGTCTTTCATGGATCATCAGTGAGTGCGCCAAATTCAACTATCCCACGCCCAAGGTGCCCGAGTTTCTCACCTATCTTGCCGACAAGAACCAATACAACCCCGTAGTGACTTGGATTGAATCTAAGCCTTGGGATGGCGTGGAAAGACTTCCTGAGTTATATGACACCATTTGGTGCAAAAGAAACGCTGACAACGATCTCAAGGAGATGCTCATCCGCAAATGGATGATCTCAGCGATTGCAGCCGCTTTTTCTCCTGATGGGGTTTCTGCTTCCGGGGTTCTGGTTCTTCAGGGAGAGCAATCTCTAGGAAAAACCAAATGGTTTTTGAATCTGGTTCCTCAAAATCTCGACCTGACTAAAGACGGTTTGATGCTTGACCCCAAGAGCAAGGACTCAGTAAAGCAAGCGTGTTCGTTTTGGTTGGTTGAATTGGGGGAACTGGATGCTACATTCAAACGAGCCGAAATATCACAGCTAAAAGCATTCATCACAAATAAGCTGGACGTGATTCGTCTTCCCTATGCGAGAAAGGATTCACATTTTGCCAGAAGAACTGTTTTTTTCGGATCAGTAAACCCCAAAGAGTTTTTGCATGATCCCACAGGAAATAGACGATTCTGGACGATTGAATGCGAAAAGATTAATTACACCCATAATCTGAACATGCAACAAATATGGGCAGAGGTTTTGCATTTATATCGGGAAGGCGAAAGTCATTATTTGGAAAGGGATGAAATTGAAAATCTCAATGCACATAATGAGACATTCACCGCATCTAACCCTATCCATGAACGTCTAGCAACCATGATGGACTGGGACAAACCAGTGGAATTCTGGGATTGGTCAACGGCCTCCATGTTGCTTGTTTCTCTTGGCATTGACCGACCCACGCCGAGCGAAGTGGCATCAGCGGGGCTCTACCTTGCCAAGAGACACATGGGGCAAAAGGCCGTAAACGGCACAAAATACATCAAGGTGCCTAGTGTGAAGCCAAAAGGCAGTTTGCCCAATGAACCGCCCAATTCATGACAGACCCCCCACCCTACACCCAACCCCCCACCCTGAGTAAGTTATTGATAAATAAAAGATTAAATGTCTAGGGTGGAGGGTGGTAGGTGCTTTCTATAAAAAAAGATTTTTTTAAAATATAGGGTATATAGTGAAAATACATAGGGTATAGAGATTGACGCCAACCCCCCACCACCCCCCACCCAAAATCGCTCTAAGCCACGACTGGCGCGGGATTCAGAGGGTGGGGGGTCAACAGCGAACCCCCCACCCATGACGTGCATTCTGTGCCAACAAGAAAAACCCATCTACCAGATGAACAACCCCTGTTGCCGAGCCCGTTTTCTGGTCAACCAGCCATCGAAGCAACATCGACAGGACTGGCTCGCTCGATGGGAACGCGAACTGGACGCCGACACGCTGAACGAAATCCGAACCTTGACAATCAAACTGTGGGAGGCTAAAACCGCGACATGAATGGGATAAAGCCATGAGACACCAAGCAGAATACAGACCCACTTGGAAATCCGTATCGGAATATCCACCACCTAATGGGACTAAGATATTACTCAGGACGAAATACGGAACTGCTGTCATCGGACAGTATTATCCCGAGGGGGAATTTACGCACTGGACGGGATTGCCTCGCATGCGGCCTCAGAGGGATTCAATAGACGAAGCAACGCCTGACGAATGGGATTCATTATGCCGTGGAAAGAAAGGATAGAATTCGATTCTGAGGATTGGGCTCAAATTGAAGAAATGTGCCTAATACAATGCACAGCACAAGAAATTGCGAATATCATGCGCGTTTCATATTCCACTCTGGAAAGACGAATCAAAGAGGAATATGACGTAACCGTTGAAGACTACATAAAGGCATTGTCCGCTCCCGGAAGGAAATCATTGCGACGATGGCAATATGAAGCGGCAGAAAAGGGCAATATCCAGATGATGATTTGGCTTGGAAAACAATGGCTAGATCAGAAGGAATCCCGAGAAGATAGCAAGAACATTCAGGAAATACGCATAACGGGTGGATTCCCGTCATTTGATGTCACGCAAGAGTCAACAAGAAGCGATAACGATTGATCTCCCTGTCCTTCATGCAGACCAGATAGCGGCATATCAAATGCCGGGGAGGTTCAAGGCGATCCGTTGTGGTCGTCGTTAGGTTGGGGAAAAACGCTCATGTCTATCGCCATCATGTGCGATAGGGCAATCAGAGGACAATCTGTAGGATTCTTCGCTCCATCATTCAAAATCCTTGGCGAATCATATGAGGAAATGGTGGATCGCCTTCGACCTATCGTGGCGAGGGCCAGCAAGATGGAAGGCGTGATTCGACTTACGACCGGAGGCAGAATTGATTTCTGGTCAACTGACAATGAATACGCCGGTCGATCTCGACGTTATCATCTGGTCGTTTTGGATGAGATCGCATTTGCCAAAGAATCCACCATGATGGGCATCTGGGAAAAAGCAATTAAGCCCACCTTGCTAGACTTCAAAGGCGAATGTATCGCCACATCAACGCCAGATGGCATCAATGAAGACAATTTTTTCTGGCGCATATGCAATCTGCCAGAATATGGATTTTCGGAGTATTACGCCCCGACCATAAACAATCCATACATGCCTTCAGACGAAATAGAAAAGCTACGCGAGACCACGAATCCAATGGTGTTCGCTCAAGAATACCTTGCTGAATGGGTTGATTTCTCTGGTGCAGCTCTCTTTAGGCTTGAGGATTTTCTGGAAAATGGAAAGCCCATTCCTTGCCCGTTCCGAATTTTTGGGAATGTTTATGCAGTCATTGATTGCGCCGTTAAGACAGGAACCGATAACGATTCAACAGCGGTTCTCTATTGCGCCTTACAGCCGGGGTACATGTTCGAAGACCAAAAGCCGAAGGTTTATTGGCTTGATTGGGAATTGATCCAAATCGAGGCATACTCGATGCTAGAGTGGATTCCTAGCGTCCATGCTCGATTAGAAGAGCTATCCAAGGAATATCAATCCACCTTGGGAGTTCAGAACAATGCAGGGATTTTCATTGAAGACGCAGCGGGCGGTTCTGTTTTGCTTCAATTCTGCAAACGCAACAACATCAACGCTACACCGATTGAATCGAAACTGGTGATGCTTGGAAAAGACGCTCGCGCATTGTCAGCTAGCCCTCATGTCGCTTCAGGATCGGTGAAAATCACCGAATACGCATACAACAAACGAACCAAAAACAAAGGCGTCGAAAGAAACCACCTCATGGCCCAAATTGGATCATTCCGCATTGGCGATAAGGACGCAGCAAAAAGATCAGATGATTTGCTCGATACCGCAGCGTATTCGATAGTTTTAGGTCTTAGTGATAGCAAGGCGATGTGATAAATTCTAGTGTGCTATACAGCGTCATCATCAAGCGATACCAAGGGCTACTGACATGAGCAACGGCGATATTGAATACGGCGGTTTGGCGAACGGTTCACCGCTTTGGAATATCATGCAAGCGCAGAATATTGAGCCGGGATCAACTCCGAGCTATGAACTCTGCAAACTGATCTATGTCAGTCACCCTCTGGGCAAGCGCATCATCGACGCGCCGATTGCTAGGGCCATGTATAAGCGCCGGGAGATTATCGTAGCCGAGGCCCCGGAATGCGTCATTGAGCGATACAACGATGTATGGGATCGAATGCAGTCCGACTATTACATTGCCGACTGCGAACGCCTCGCCCGGATTTATGGCATCGCCTCTTTGGCGATCATGCCGCAAGATGACCGAAAGACCACGGATGAGATCACGCCTGAGGAACTGTGGAGTGGGAAGATCAAGTTCAACTCGCTTGATCCTCTGAATACCGCTGGATCGCTTGTTGGCATTCTCGACCCGAATGATCCTGACTTTTTGAAGTATTCGCACATCGCCGTGGCCGGTGTTCCGTATCACCGAAGCCGGGCGCACATTCAGCTTCACGAAAACCCGGTCTATCTGGATTACACCGTAAGCGCGTGGGGCTATGTAGGCCGGTCCTGCTTCAATCGTGCTTTATACCCGTTGCAGTCTTTCATCCAGTCGATGATTGCCGACAACCTGATGATGATTAAGTCAGGCGTGATCGTGGCGAAGATCGATCAGCCGGGCTCCATCCTCAGTCGAACCATGCAATCCGCGCAGAATCTTAGGCTCAATATCCTGAAGCAAGCGCAGACCGGCAACACGATCTCTGTCAAGCCCGACGAGGCCATCGAATCGCTCGACCTGAATAACCTGACCTATGCCGAGCAACGGAAGAACATCCTTGAGAATATCGCGCTGTCTCTGGATATGCCCGCATCCTTCCTGACCAATGATTCACTGGCTCAGGGCTTCGGAGAAGGCGAAGAGGACGCGAAACTCATCAACAGCTATATCGATTCAGTCCGGCTCGAAATGAAGCCCATATACGACTGGATGGATAACATCGTGCAGTACGTTGCGTGGTCCCCGGATTACTTCCTGACCCTACAGCAACGATTCCCCGAATACGCAAAGACCAGCTACAACGAATGGTTTCATCAGTGCCGCCGGTCCTTCAAGGCTATCTGGCCCGAAGCCCTTGAGCCGACCAAGAAGGAACGCTCTGACCATCAGAAGAATCAGTACGAATCCGTCATTGCGGTCTATCAGGCATTGGCCCCCGAATGTCGCGCCGAGAACAAGGCCCGGCTCATTGATTGGGTCATCGGCAACCTGAACGAATGCGCTGATCTCTTCCCGAATGATCTTGACTTGGATACGTCCATCATCGCAATGGAATCGGCTCTGGGTCTGGATGAGCCCGCCGAGGAAGAAGAAGAGAATAGCTTCGGTGGCTAGTTATTACTCACAGGTCAAGAAACTCATGCGGGAGGCCCTAGCCGGTGTCCCGCAGGAAATGACCATCGGCAAGTTACGGAATGCCCTCCGGCAACTGCCAAGCCCTGCCAAAGTCGAAAAGCGATTAAAGGCTATCTGGATATCCCAGATCGAGGAAGAAAGGATTCTGAATCAACACAAGGGCGTTACCTCATTTGACCTTGCGTCGATTCGGCCCAAGCTCAGGGATGAGCTTGATAACCGAATTTTGTATTCCCTCTCGCTCATCAAACTAAACCGCGAAACCAGCGTCGAAACCGTGGTCCGTCGATTCGATGGATGGATCAGTAGCCTATCGGCAGTCGAGCCCGTCCGGGAAAGGCAGACCGCTAATCTGGATGAAGTGGCCCGGAATATCACTAAGCCGCTGAAGCAACTCCCCTTCGAAGAGCGCCGGGTAGCCATCGATCAATCTCACAAGCTAGTGGCGAATCTAAATCAGATCGTGGCCTATGATGAGGGAGCGATTGGCGCGATATGGCACTCTCACTGGCGGGAAATCAATTACGACTACCGCGTGAAGCATAAGCATCTCGACCAGAAGTTCTACCTGATCCGCAATAGTCAGGCCATGCGAGATGGACTGGTTAAAAAGGCCGGGCACGAATACATCGAGGATCTTGAGGATCAACCGGCAGAGCTTCCGTTTTGCCGGTGTTATTTTCAATATATCTACACCCTGAAGAAAGTCCCCGAAGAATGTTTGACTGAAAAGGGTAAAGAGATTATAAGAGGGCTTCGATAGCTCTCGGAGCATATTTCATGCCGTTTAAGTCTGAGGATCAACGCAAGGCCATGTACGCCGCAGCAGAGGGTCGCTCGACGATTGGCATCCCCGAAGAGGTCGGAAAGAAGTTCGTGGCCCATCGCAATGACAATGATGGACAGCCCGCCGAAGGTGTCCTGCCGGAGATCACCGAACTTCAGGTCATGCAAGCCATCCGTGATGGTGCGCTTCCGAGCCCACAGCAATACGGGCAGATTCACCTGTTCGATATCAGAGTCACCGGAACCGGGTACGCCGAAAGGGCAACCGGAGAGATAGGATTCAAATCCCCGGTCGACTATCTGACCCCAGAATTCCTGGAGCGTAGTCAGGGCCTCCCGGTAGTCTGGGAGCATCCGAGCGATAAGCTCCTTGATACTGACTCGTTTCAAAATCAAATCATCGGGACCAGTGTTCTCCCCTATGTCAAGGGTGATGAAGTCTGGACCATTGCTAGAATATATGACGGTGAAGCCGCGAAACTGATGAAGGAGTCGCAATTAAGCACTTCCCCTGCCGTTTCCGTTTCCAAAAGCGCGGTGAAGATGGGTAACATCCTCATCGAAGGCAAACCCGTCTATGTAGACCATATCGCCATTTGCCAAAACGGGGTATGGGATAAAGGTAAACCCGACGGGGTTCGTTTGGATTCCATAACTCACGAGGACAAAACTATGGAAGAAGAGAAGGGCGAAGGCTTGCGCGAAGCCATTAGCAAAATGCTCGATGAGCATTCATCACGCATTGACGCAAAGTTCGACGAGGTGCATAACCGCCTTGACGAAATGGGCGGCAAAAAGGAAGAGGAAGTTGAAATAAAAGACGATGAACTCGATCCTGTGGAAAAGGAAGAGGTCAAGGAAGAAATCGAAGAAACGGAACACGTTGTCGATTCCTCCTGTGACGGTGCGGCTAACCGCATGGACTCAGAAAAGCGTGACGATGATGACGTCAAAGCTGACAGCATGGCGGCTATGAAGAAGGAACTTGATTCCCTCCGGGCCGAACTCAAGCGTGATCGTCAGCGTATGGCGGCTCCGACCATTGAGGACAAGAATCGCATCGCGGACGCTCTGTCACGCGCCGATAGCGTCCTTCTGGCATTGGGCGAAACCAACACCGTCAGCTATCTGCCCGGCGAAGGTGAATTCAATTTCAGAAAGCGCATCGCGTCAACTCTGTCCAAGTATTCCGACCGCTTTAAAAAGGTTGATGTTTCCAAGGTAGCCGACAAGGCGCTCTTCGAAATCATGGAAGATCAGATTTACGCGGATGCCATGAGCTATGCCAAAGCCCCTCCGATCGCCCCCGGTCGTGTTCACATGATCGAACAGAAGGGCATTGGTGGCCGTTCAATTTTCGTACCTTCGGCCAATTCTGACCCGCATGGTTGGATGGACGTATTCAGCCACGGCGCTCAGTTCACGGGCGGCTTTAAGAGGAGCAACTAATCATGGGTACTTGGAATCCTTACGCCATTACCAATGCGACTGATTCATTTAGCGTTCAGTCACAGGGTTTTGTTCAGGGTGACGTTCAGGCCGATCCCGCAACCCGTTTCCAGATCGCAGGCGGCAATGTCGCTCTGACCGAATCGCTCCCGATGTGGGGCGGTATCGCCATCTATGAAGCAACCCCTCCGGCACAGCCAGCGGGCGGTTTCAACGGTTCGACTATTGGTCGCGCCCTGAATGCTTCACAGATTTCCGGCTTCTCGGTTCAGAACGGCTCCAACGCGGCTCCGACCAATCCGCAGAACACCGCGCCGACTCAGGCGGGCGGCTTCGGCTTTAACTACGTTCGACTCGGTTCCAATAACCGTGTCGTTGTAGCTTGCTCAAGTTCAGTCCTTGCGCTTGTCGGTAGCTACAACCCGTTGCAGTTCTCTTGGGATCAGACCTCTCAGACCCTCGTGCCTTACGCGGCTCTCAGCGGTTCAAGCATTGCAACTGTAGCCAGTGCGACCTATGCCAATGGCGTCATCACTTTTGTGACTGCGGCGGCTCATGGCCTGACCACCGGCAACTATGCAACGATCTCGGGCGCGGCTCCGATTGGCTTCAACGTATCGGGTCCGGTTGTCGTAACCAATACGACCACCTTCTCGATTGCGGCTCCGAACAACCCCGGGACTCTGACGACTCCGGGCGTGGTTTATAGCGGCCTTGGCGGGTTCAAAGCCACTCTGGTTGACGTAAATGCTGGCAACAGCTCCGTCATTGTTTATAACTCAACCACCGGGAACGCAAGCTGGAACAACTCCGGCAATGCGGCGCTCATCCTAATCTAAGAGGCTTAGAACATGGCGAACATCAACAACGGTTGGGAGCAGATTAACCCCAACTTTACGTTTCCAGAAATCCTGATTCAGTATCAGCAGCCCTCCGGTGCGTTCCTCGCTCTGCCGGGCGGGACCATCATGCCGCGCCTCGCGCCAACTGACCTTGCAGTTTACGTTAAGCGTCTGAACGTTAAGTCTCAGTACATTGCGAATCAGAACGTGGTTCAACAGCTTCCGTCCTGCTCGCTCGATAGCACGATGATCTCATCACCGACCTATCTGCTCCGCGCTCGGGCGATCTACGACCATTGGGATACCGCATTTGCAGGGGCATGGGGTTATTCACTCCCTGAAGCACAGCGGCTTGCCATGCGGCAGGGTATTTATCAGGGCCTTCGTCAAGGTCTCCTGTACGGATTCAACCCGGCAAACCCCGGCGAAGGTCTGTTAAATACCCCCGGCGCAGTCACCTCGACTCTGCCTCCTGATACCTTCGGCAACGACACCGTTGTGACCTATGACAACGGCCAGATGGCGCAGTATCTCGCACAGCAGATCGTGCTAATGAAGACCCGCATGAACCAGCTTGGTCAGGCGGCTCGCGTGGTTATCGTGGCCCCACAGCGCGTTATCGGCCAGTGGGAATACAGCATCGTTCAGCTTACGCAGTATCAGCGTCCCGGCGCGGGTTCAGCCTCTACCTCCCAGACCCTTGAAACGGTCATCGGTTGGAGTGGCGATACCCTCGAATGGGGCTTTGATGACACGCTGATCGGTCAGGGTCAGGGCGGCTCCGATGCAGTCCTGATCGTTATCCCGGAAATTAAGGTTCCGTTTGTTGGTTCGAACCCGAACACCAACGAATTTGCGAAACTTCAGCCGGGCTTCGAAGCCACTACGCTGATGGTTACTGACCTGTCAGTACCGAAAGAAATCCCGACTCCGATTGCCGGAGGCGCACTTGACGTTGTTTCTGAATTGAAAGCAACGCCGGGTTGGGGTATTCGCTCTCAGGGTGTTGTCATCCTTTCGATGATCTACCAGTAAGAGCATTTGATCGGGGCCGGGCAACTGGCCCCATCACTTAATAAGGGAAGCAAACATGAATCTGTTCATCGCGAACGTATCAGATCAAGACCATATTTTTTATTGGAGAGAGGGTGAAAACCCGCAAATCTTTAAGACGGACATTAAGACCGGCCAGCAAATTCAAGTCATCCGGGATAAGTCCCCGGAGATTGTCAGGTCCGTCATTGACCATCATGCGCGTTACGGCATGAAGAGTTTCGAAGAACTCAAGGCTCATAATTTTGAAGGCGATATGCTCCGTCTGGTGTATTCACTCGATGAGCATTTGCCCCCGGAGGTCTATGGCATCGCGCAGGAAATCAACGACGAAATCCGGCGCAGACAAGTTCAGCTTGCCAAGGAAAAGACCGCTTACGCATTTGCAAAGACCGCAGAGCAGGACCAGACCGGCCTGTTCGAAGGCGTGAATGAAATCGGGATCGATATCGAAGAGCAAGCGCCGAAAGAACTTGCCCTCAAGGACAAGAAGCTCATTAACCAGACCTTCAAGACCAAGATCAAGAAATGAACGGCCCCTCACTGAATGGCTTTCTTTGGTTCTTGCGAAACATCGCGGGAATCGATGACACGATCCTTCCGGACGATGCCCCGGTCATTCAGTTCGCCTATAACTTCTCGATCAACACGGTCAGCGATCTTCTATTCGTCATTCCGCAGACCCCGGGCGAGTTCCTGTACGACACGGCGGTTTATAACCTCGCAACACACATGGTTCTCGTCTACGGGACTGATGCGACGAACACCAGCACTCAATACCCGGAATTCTTTGCTCAAGTTCAGCAAAAGTACCAACTCAAGGCATTTGTGCCGGGCGTGGTTCAGTCAGCAGGGGATGAGTCGACTAACTCCACGTTGGTTGTCCCTGACGCTTTCAAGGGCCTGACGATAGCCAACTTGAGCCAACTCAAGACCCCTTACGGGCAAACCTATCTAAGCATCGTTCAAGACCTTGGTTCGATCAGCCTGACGGGGATCGCATGAAGCTCATCTTTGGGGTTTGGGATGTTCCTTACAGCAAGAAGGAATCAGTCACGACTGGGGAAGTCGCGAACCGGCTTGAGAGCAAATATCACATCATGGGCACTTACCTTGCCAATCAGGGCGAGTTCGTGGCTCAAGAGATTGCAGAACGCCTTTCTGACAACCTGATGCGCCGGACACCGATCCGAAAGGAAATGTCCCTCTCCGGAATCGAACATGATCTCAAGAGTTCCATCTCACAGCGCAAGTTCGATCAATGGATCGGGCCACCTCTTGTTCCGACGAAAGCCGCGCTCATGGGAGTCAGTTCACGATTCAAGAGTGGCAAACGGCGGGGGAAGGCTAAGGTCTCCGGGGTTGAACGTCCCTCATTCATCGACACCGGCATCTATCAGCGATCTATTCGCGTGGTGCTGAAAGATGATTGACCTCACCGGCAACTTCCCGAATAACTCACTCGCGGCGGTCCTGAATACGGGCCTGAACGTCATTGACCAAAATCAGGTCGTTACGTTCAACACCTACAAGCGCGTGATTCTGCCCTATGACGGATACGTTTTTTGGGTACTCGAAACGACCGTGGCCCCGATTCAGGTGTCAGGCTCCTTGCACTATGCAACGGACCAGAGACAGGAAGTCGATAAAACCATCGCGTACCAGAATGTCGTTTTCACGACTCCCACAGAAGTCGCTGATTTCAACGATCTTCAGCCAGATCAGCTATTGGTCGGCCAATGGGATGACTTTGAATTCAGCTTCTCAAGTCATGCGAATCGGTATGAGCAAGCGGGGCTTTGGCATTACTTCGGCCAAGCGGTCTACCCGGAAATGCGGACGCAGATCATTCAATCTGTCTCTGACCTTCCGGCATCGCCTATCGTATCCAACTCACTTCCCATTTGGATTTCGCTGAACGCCTATGGTCAGGTCTATCCGTCCTACTTGGTCCCCGAAAACCTGACACCGCCCTATATCGTCTGTGATATCCAAGCCGACGATACGTCGATGCTTCAGCCGATTGCATGGGAAGATGGCGATAACACATGGCAACTCATGCGGGATCACGTTCGATTCATCACCTACGGGCTTTTGAATCGAGACATTCAGAACTTCGTGCAATACCTTCAGAATCAATCAATGTCCGGCTTGTTCGGCATTATGCAGATGGGTATTACTGTGAAGGATGGCAAGCGCATTCAATCTGAATTGAATGTTCTCGCTCAACAGAAGATCATCGAGCTTGACGTTTCGTATAACCAGTCAGCGGTGTACGATTCTATCGACCAGATCATATCGACCTGTCTACCACCGACTGTCCAGATCAATCCCGATTAAGGAGAAATATCATGCCCCAAGGTCCATTTCTGACTCAGAATCTTGCCACCGGCACTCAGAACACCCTGAACATCACTTCAGGCACCCTCGTTAAAGCCAGCGGCGGCTTTGTTGCGACAGTATCCGTACTGGTTGCGGGTTCAGCGACCGGAGCCGTTTATGACGTTGCCACGGTAGGCGGCGCGGCGGCGGCGAATGAAATCGCGGTCATCCCGGATACCGTTGGAACCTATGCGATCAACTTCAAAACCACCAAGGGCATCGTTGTTGTTCCCGGCACCGGCCAGACCCTTGCGATTTCTTGGTCTTAATTAGGGGATATCGATGCCTAGCTATTACAACCGAATCGTTCAACTGAACGTATCGGAAACGGTAGCTCCCGTACCCAGCAAACTTCAGCAGACTGCCGCTGTCGTTTCTATGGGCGGGACCACTATCGCGACCGGAACCGTTCAGTTCATCGCCGCGCCGGGAGACTTGGCAACCTACCTTGTTCCCGCGTATGACATTTCAGCCCTGACGTGGACTACGGGTGTCGCTACCCTGACCACCACGAATCCTCATGGGATTCCGGTAGGACAGACCACCGAGATTCAAGTCTCCGGCATGACCCCGGCGGGATACAACGGGACATTCACCGCGACCTCGGCTACCACCACGGAACTTAACTACGGCGTTGCGACCAACCCCGGAACCGCAACCGTATTCGGAACCGTACTGACCGGCCCGCAGATTTACCTGACCGCCAATGACGATACTTGGTGGGCAC